TCAGTGGCAACTCCGACAGACGCAGGTGCTGATGGCGGTGGTCTTACGCTCAAGGGTGCAACAGACAAGACCTTTAACTGGATTGATGCAACTGACGCATGGACTTCTTCAGAAAACATGAACCTTCTAACCGGAAAGTCATTCCTGATTGCAGGAACTTCTGTACTCTCTGGCTCTACTCTTGGTTCAGGAGTAACCGCATCAAGCCTTACCTCGGTTGGCACAATAGCAACTGGTACATGGAATGGTACAGCAATAGCCATAGCTAACGGTGGAACTGGCTCCACAAGTGCCTCAGACGCTCGTACAGCCCTTGGATTAGCAATTGGGACCAATGTACAGGCCTATAGCTCAGTATTAGATAACGTAGCTGCTGGCAACTATACTCTTGATGGTGGAACTTTTTAATATTATTTATTAATTGTTTTTAATTAAATGAAAGAAAATCTTTATGGCTTTACCTAATCCTCCTAATATTATTCAGGGTCAAATAGCACTAGATCCAATTAATGGGATAGTTTATTACAAAGATGAAGATAATAATTTAATTTCTACTGCCTGGTCTTGGCTGCAAAATAACGAAACACAGATTAGCACTGAAGATGATGTAACTATTAGTTCCAATCTTACAGTTGGCGGAGATTTAGTTATCGCTGGAAACACTGTAAGCTTAAATGTAGCTGAAGTTCTTATTGAAGATAATATTTTAGTATTAAACTCCAATGTTACAGGCTCCCCAATTCTTAACGCTGGCATTGAAGTTGAACGTGGGACTTCTACAAACGTTCAGATAAGATGGAATGAAGCATTAGATAAATGGCAGTTCACAAATGATGGAACTACTTATCTAGATTTAAATTCTATTGTAGCAGATTCAGTAACACTTGGCCTTCATACTGTTGGCGATTATGTAACGAACCTTACTGCAGGCACTGGTGTTTCAATTTCTCAGATCTCTGGAGAAGGAGCTACCCCAACAATTTCCATTGGCCAAAGCGTAGCTACTTCTGCTACGCCAACATTTGCTAGAGTTGTAGCTCCTTTAACCGGGGATGTAACAGGCAATGTAACAGGTAACGTAACTGGAAACGTAACTGGAAACGTCATAGGTGGAGTTACAGGAAATGTTACAGGTAATTTATCTGGCAATGTAACCGGCAATCTAACCGGAAACGTTACTGGCACTGTTTCTGATATATCAAATCACGGAATAAATGCTCTTTCTGACGTAACTATAACTAGTACAGCTAACGGTGATTTTTTAAGGTGGTCAGGTTCCCAGTGGGTTAATGATGCTGTTGATCTAAGTTCTGATACTGTTGGAGACTATGTTAAGAATCTAGTCCAGGGTAATGGCCTTACTATCTCAAATAACTCCGGAGAAGGAGCTACCCCTAGTATTGCAATTGATACATCAATAGTCCAGACACGCGTTGCTAATATTACGGATACAGAAATTGGATACCTAGATGGTGTCACCTCTGCTATACAAACTCAAATTAACACCAAAGCCCCAACTGCAGATCCTACATTTACTGGGACTGTATCAGGCGTTACTAAATCGATGGTTGGGCTTGGAAGTGTAGACAACACGGCAGATACAGATAAGCCTGTTTCTACCGCACAGCAAACAGCCTTAAACTTAAAGGCAAATATTGCAGATCCTACATTTACAGGAACAGTATCTGGCATCTCTAAGTCCATGGTTGGACTTGGTTCTGTTGACAACACCGCCGACACGGCAAAGCCCGTTTCTACAGCTCAACAAACAGCGCTGAATCTTAAAGCTAACATTGCAGATCCTACTTTTACTGGAACTGTTGGTGGCGTTACTAAGTCAATGGTTGGCCTTGGTTCCGTAGACAATACCTCAGATGCAGATAAACCAGTTTCAACTGCACAGCAAACCGCATTGAACCTAAAAGCTAATAGTGCAACACCTACTTTTACTGGCATGGTTACCGCACCGTATTTAACGGTTAGTGGAGTGCAAATAGATGCCAGTGGCCCATCCGATACAAACGTTCTTAAATACAGCTCTGCCTTGAATAAATATGTTCCAGGCGTTGCTTCTACTGTAGCTTCTCTTGATGACTTGACCGATGTAATTATTGGATCAGCAACTCCAAATCAAGTTTTAGTATACCAAGAAGGTGGCATATGGGCAGCGGGCAATGCCCCAATCCCAAGCGTTGAAGGAAGTGCCTATTTCTCCACTATTGGAGATGGAACTCTAACTACATTTACAATTACTCATAACTTGGCCACAAGAGACGTATTTGTATCTACTACAGAAGCAAATTCGCCGTATTCATCATTTTCCACATATTGGGAAGCAACTACCGATAATAGTATTATTTTATATTTTGATAGTGCACCAAGTGCGTCCTCCGTAAGAGTTGCAGTATATGCGGCTTTAGCTGGTTCGTCTTTCCCTGACCTAGAAGGAACTACGTATACTGGAATTATAGGTAACGGTATCGACGATACTATTCCGGTAGTACATAGCTTAGGCACAAGAGATGTGTTCATCCAAGCTAGGCAAGCAGCAAGCCCATATCAAGTAATAGCTGCTACATGGGAAGTAACTACTACAAATATTGTTACATTCTCTTTTGACACTCCGCCAGCTTTAGACTCTGTAAAGGTTTATATTTATAGTTCTGTTATAGGCAGCCCAACAACTTCTTTGTCTGGTTTGACTGACGTTAATTATGTTAATCCAGATGATAATGATATTTTATCTTGGGACGAAGCTACTTCTCAATGGATTCCGCAAGCATTTATTGCTTCAGTAGCTGATATTAATGATATTGATAATGTAGTTATAACTAGCGCTACTCCTAATAATTATTTACAATATAATGGGTCTCAATGGGTAAATAGCTATATAGATCTTGGAACAAATACTTCAGGTAATTATGTTAAAAACTTAGTTGCCGGAACCGGCATTGCGGTCACAAATAACTCTGGAGAAGGTGCTACTCCAACTATTGCAATAACTAGTTTAGTAGTAACCACTTCCGACACCGGAACCGTAACAAGTACAATGTTAGCCAATGACACTATATTAAATGCAGATGTTAACTCATCGGCAGCTATTGCTTATTCTAAATTAAATTTAAATAATAGCGTAGATTACACAGATCTAAAAGACGGAGTTGCTAAATCTAGCTTTAGATCAACCCTAAATGCTCAGACAGGCACGACCTATACTTTAGCACTTGCCGACTTAGCAAAACTGGTAACTCTCTCTAATGCCGGGGCTATTACCCTAACTGTTCCTCTAGAGTCTTCTGTGGCGTTTGCCATTGGAGATAGGATTGACTTACTTCAAAAGGGAGCTGGACAAGTTACTATAGTAGGTGCTGGTGGAGTAACAGTTAATGCTACCCCAGGACTTAAGTTGCGTTCCCAATGGTCATCTGCTACACTTATAAAGTTAGATACCAATTCATGGGTTTTATTAGGAGATTTGCAGGCATAATATGGCTATCAGTGGCGGAAATACATCAGGACCTAGAAAAAATAATGTACCTAATATAGTTGGAGATAAGCCAGTAGTTGCTGATCCTAAATTAACAGCAGCTGAATTCGACAAACGGAACTGTAACTAACACGCCATTAAATGACGCCGGTGGTGGCAATTTAACTAGATTAGATGAGATATTATCTTCATCTCCTGTAGCTAACACTGTCTACCCAAGAAAAGAAGACGTAGCCTATACTAAGTATTCTCCTTACTTCCCGCCATATTTCCCTCCTTACTTCCCACCATATTTCCCTCCGTACTTCCCTCCGTACTTCCCTCCATTCTTCCCTCCATTCTTCCCACCATTCTTCCCACCATTCTTCCCTCCATATTTCCCTCCATATTTCCCTCCATTCTTCCCACCATTCTTCCCACCATTCTTCCCTCCATATTTCCCTCCATACTTCCCACCGTACTTCCCACCTGGGTTTAAATAAAGAGTTATTCAATGGCTAATGTTATTAAGTTAAAAAACTCTGGAACATCTTCTAGTAGCCCAGTGTCACTAGAGTATGGCGAATTAGCTATTAACTATACGGATGAAAAATTATTCTACAAGAATGCATCTAACTCAATAAAACAATTCTCCTTAAACCAAAGTGCAGGAGTAAGTGCAGGTGGAAATATAGATGCGGGAACTCCAATCGATGTTTTATTAGAAGCTGAAGTTACTAATACTATAGTAATCTTGTACGATGGCGGGGAAATCTAATGGCAGCAATTATTCAATTCAAAAGAGGCTTAGCAGCATCTTGGACATCAGTCAACCCAACCCTTGCTGTTGGCGAATGTGGTTTTGAAACTGATACTAAAAAGTTAAAAATTGGAACTGGATCAACTGCTTGGAATTCTCTTACATATTTTGTTGGAGATGTATCGGCAGCTAATTTGAACGATCTTGGAGATGTGACTATAACATCTGCAGCTAACGGAGACTTCCTTCGCTGGAATGGTTCAGCGTGGATTAATGACGCAATTAATCTTGCGACAGACACTATTGGCAATTATATTGTTGATCTTACTCAGGGAACTGGCGTAACTGTTACCCATACTCCTGGGGAAGGTTCTAATGCAACAATTGCAATTGGGCAGTCTGTAGCAACTGGTGACTCTCCAACATTTGCAGGTCTTACTATTAATGGTGCAAGTATTGTTCTTGAAGGTGCAACGGCAAACGATTTTGAAACAACTATTGCTGTCACTGACCCAACCGCAGACAGGACAATTACATTTCCTGACCTTACTGGAACAGTTGCTTTAGTCTCAGATCTTACAACTCACGCAAATTTAACAGAAGCACATGGTGCAACTGGTGCAGTAGTTGGGACTACAAACACTCAAACGCTTACCAATAAGACACTTACCTCACCAGTTGTAAATACTCCAACTGGGATTGTTAAAGGCGATGTTGGTCTTGGTTCGGTGGACAACACCGCTGATACCGCAAAGCCTGTCTCAACAGCACAACAGACTGCCTTAGACCTCAAAGCAAACCTTGCTTCACCTACCTTTACTGGCACAGTAACAGTTCCTACGCCAATAGGTGACACCACTGCTGCAACAAAATTATATGTTGATTCGACTGCATCAACCACTGCAGGCAACGCTTCTACGGCGCTTACTAATCACGAGGCAGATACGACAAATATCCACGGGATTGCAGATACGTCAATTCTTGTCACAACAACAGGAACACAGACACTCACGAATAAAACAATTACTTCACCTTCCGGTTTAGTTAAAGGTGACGTTGGTCTTGGAAACGTTGACAATACTTCGGACGCAAATAAACCAGTATCCACAGCAGGGCAAACTGCCCTAGACCTTAAAGCAAACTTAGCAGGGCCCACATTTACGGGAACAGTCGCTGCAGCAAATCTTACACTTTCTGGCGATCTAACAGTCAATGGCACAACTACAACAATTAACTCTACAACTATTACTGTTGATGATAAAAATATTGAGTTGGGGTCAGTATCCTCGCCAACAGACTCAACAGCTGATGGCGGCGGTATTACACTTAAAGGCACTACGGACAAGACGCTTAACTGGGTTGATGCAACTGACGCTTGGACTTCATCTGAAGATTTTAACTTGCTTACAGGTAAGGCTTATGAAATCAATGGGACATCAGTCCTGAATGCCACTACACTTGGTTCTGGAGTTACTGGATCTTCACTTACATCACTAGGCACGATAGCTACTGGTGTTTGGAATGGAACATTGATTGGATCTACCTATGGTGGCACTGGCGTAAACAATGGTTCAAGTACAATAACTATTGGTGGAAACTTCACAACATCTGGAGCATTCACCACCACTCTTACAGCAACTGCTACAACATCTTTAACGTTGCCAACTACAGGAACTCTTGCAACTCTTGACGGAACAGAAACATTTACCAATAAAACTTTTACAAGTCCAGTAACCAATAGCCCTACCCTAACCTTGTCGACATCTTCTTCTACTACAGATGCTAGACTATCTTGGGATTCTACCAATAAAAAATTGAAAGTAGGTAATGGAACAATATCTTTGGACTTTGCATCATCCAATGTTATAACTAATGCCCAGGCCGCTAGCTATACTCTTGTGTTGGCTGACAAAGATAAGCTTGTAGAGATAAGCAATGGATCAGCCAATACACTGACTGTTCCATTAAACTCTTCTGTAGCTTTCCCAATTGGAACGCAAATCACAATACTCCAAACAGGAACAGGTGCAACTACACTTACTGCAACTGGTGGCGTTACGATAAATGCTACTCCTGGATTAATATTAAGAGCACAGTGGTCTTCAGCAACATTAATAAAAAGAGCTGAAAATACTTGGGTAGCACTTGGAGACTTGAGAGCCTAGTCTTTCTTAATGCACCAAAAGCTAGTAGAGCACCAACGGTATCCGCTCTTAATTTCCTTGACTTGATGTGGGAATCCATCTTTAGCTGGAAAGCATATGAACATTCCAGGTTCTGGTTTAACTAATAAATCTTGTTCAGGGAAGTAAATCTCTCCACCCTCATAATCATTATTATAGTAAAGTACAGAACTAAGGTCTCTGGATGGATATCCAGCTCCAGTTTTTAATCCAACACTTTGATTTTGAGCAGATCCATGATCTAGATGAACTGGCATTGAATCCCCAGTTTTCATCTCAACTATACTAGTTACGCCTTCATCATAAACTTTGCAATTAAAAGAAGTTTCAATAATTCCCTTTAATGTATTATGATATTTTTCCAAAAGATTAGGTAGGGTAGGACTACCATTCCCGGCATAAACGCCAAATGGCGAATATCCAGATTCATCAATCATAACTGGTGTATTTTTTAAATACAGTATAATTTGTTCTAAATCTTTTTTATCTATAATATTTTTAAATATGTAAATCTTATCCATTTTGCACTTCTTCTTTTTTGGAAACTGGTTTTGTGTATCTTAAAAAGTCTGACTTCTTAGCATAAGCCCAATTTCTAGTAAACTGTCTATTATCCGAGGTAAATCCACCTTTTACACAATGAATCATATAAAGAAGATCTGGAATCATAAAATCTCCTTGATCCCATTCCCACCACATTTTCACTGATTCATTGTTTTCAACTTGATCACAATACCATTTTTTGATTTGATCAAAATATAATACTTCTTGGTTAGAAGGAGCATTGTGTTTAACGCTTATTAGAACATCTTCATTGAAATCTGGAGATAATCTTAAAATATTTTTTTTACTATTTCTATGCGCTATAACACATCTCCTATGAGGAAATTTCATTGTTTCATGAGTAACTATTGCCGATTTTAAAAACTCTTGCCAATCGTATGGCATTAGTGAATAAAGGTAGGATGAATCTATAAATCCAGTATTGCCGTGACCTTTAGGGCATGTAAATTTTGTCATATTCCAAGAAGCTGAAACCTGCGTGTATAGCCTTTCTAAGTGTTCAATATGCCACGAGATTATTATTTGATCTTTGTCAATATCCACGCCGTGCTTAGAAATTGAATGGCTATGATTCTCTGTATGAATATTTGATATATAATTCCATCTTAATTTTTCCCCAAAAAGATTCATAACTTCTTCCTGTTCAGTGGTAGATAGATAAATTTTTTTAAAACAAACTAATCCATTTTCTAAAAATAACTTTATATAGTCATCTATATTGGATTTAATATCCTCTAAAGAAGAATTGGTTATTATGCTGTTCATTTTACCTCAATTGTGTAATAGTATAAAAAGATGGAGTTGTATATCTTTCCCCAGAAATAACTGGTTTAACTCCATGTAGATAGTTTACATCTCCGGGATGGGCAACAGCCAAACCAGGTTCTGGTGCAATAACCAAGTCGTGATCAGGATAATATAGTTCCCCGCCTTTAAAATTGTCATTGTAATAAAACAAAGAATTTATATCATAAGTTGGGAAAGGGTTTGGCTTCCCATCATTAGTTTGCTTATCCGCATGGGGTCTTTGTTCCATTCCAGGACGCCATTTAATAATCACCGGAGGTCTTGTAGATAGCCCAACATTAAAAGATTGTTCTAAAAATTGTTTCATTTTTTGGATATATTTATCAACAATGTTATAAACTTCAATATTAATTCTCTCGAGAATATCCCAGCTACACTGCCTATCAGCCCAGTATGAAGCGTCATAAATACATGTGCCGTCATCAGCATATTGGTTCTCTCCAGCGTCCATCCATTCTTTAATGGTGGGTAAAAACTTTTGAATTACTTTAAGATCTTCTAATTCAATAAAATTTTTATAAATTTTTATATTTTCAGCAGAACTGCCAAAGTGACCTGGCTCAACGAGTGACTGTTCCATATTTTGCCTCTTAATTTCTATAGACTTGACTACCGACTAAACCCTATGATAAAGTATAGCATTGTATACGCTAGGTAACTGGCCAAAAAACTGGAGATTAAATTGGAAATTTACAACATAGAAGACCCAAAATTAGGAATCATCCTATATAGAAATGCTATATCAGAGGAAGTTCAAGTCCCTCAAAGACTTGAA